CACTAACCGTTACAAAGCCCGTGTTGCTGAAGACACCGTGAAGATGTATGAGTTGTGGGTATGGAACGATGAAATTGAAGATTACCAAGTGGTCACGATGGCTGACCCTGACATCTTTATCTATGACCGTCCGGGTGCTTCTGTATTCTTAAAAGGTGAATTGCCGTTCATTCAAATTTGCCCTAACCCGCAGTTTGATTATTATTGGGGTCAGAGTGAAGTTGCTCGTCTGAACTTGCTGCAAGCTGTACGAAATAACCGAATGTCAGAAATATTGGATTTGTTATCCAAGCAGGTGTCTCCTCCAAAGGTATTTTCTGGCTTCATGGGTATCACGGATGAGAAAGCCTTTGCGTTTAATCGTCCGGGTTCGTTTGTCTCCAGTGATATGCCTAACGCAAAAGTAGACTCCATTGCACCGGAGATGCCAGCGTCATTATTTGAGGTCATCCATGAAATTGACGCAATGTTTGCAGAAGCATCTGGAATATCAAGTGTTCTGTCTGGTCGTGGTGAGCAAGGTGTACGCTCCGCTGGTCATGCTTCTCAGTTGGCCCGTCTTGGAAGTTCTCGCGCAAAGAAACGCGCCTTAATTGTCGAAGACAGCTTAGAAAAGGTAGCTACTCTGTACCTAAAGCTGATGCAAGCCTATGACAACACGCATTTCACGGATGAAGAAGGTAACAAGTTCATTGCTGAACAATTTACCAAAGATTTTGTCGTGAAAGTGGACGCTCACTCCAACAGCCCGATATTTACGGAAGATATGCGTCAGTTGGCGTTCAATTTGTTTAAAGCACAGGCTATCGACAAGGAATCTCTGCTTGACCTGCTAGAGCCTCCAATGAAACAATTGTTAATAGATAAATTGAAAAAGCGCGAAAAGATGCAAGCGCAACAGCCTCAAGCAAAACCCGAAGGTAAACCAGATTTGAAAGCGGTGGAGGGATAATGGCAACTAAACCTGATTATTCGCCAAAAGCAGACCAGCCGAGAGTACAGACCGGCGAACTAAAGAGGACTGAAGCTGCGCCGAGTATGCAATATCGCGTATCGGGCATTAAGTCTTTTAATCCCCGTCAAGCAAGAAAGACGGGCCGTATGGGTGAACGATAGGAGTACATCATGTACAAAAAAATGAAGCGTGGTCGTAAGACCCGTCGTTAATTCCCGCAAGGGATGAGGTATGGCTGACTTCCTCTTTTAAGTTGGCCGCTGCTTATTGGAGATAAACCATGGCACGCATGAAACGTAAAGGCCGTAAAGGTCGTAAGTAATTAGTCCCTTGTGGATTAATCCCAAGGGGGAGGGGAAATACTCCCCCACTTGACATTTGCTGATAGTCTGGTCTAATCGCGTCTAGTTAGACGATAGAGGTTATTTATGAGCGTACCACCCGATAAGTTAATGGAATTAATTGGCAAGCAGCAAGGTAACCCTGCTGAAGCCCCTCCACCTGACACCACCGCAATGTCTGACCCGACAACGGCCCCTATGTCTGCGCCTATGTCTACGCCAGAACCTAAGATGGGAAATCGTGAAGGTGCGATGGTAAACATTGCAATGGCAATGGATTTGATTGAGCAAGCCTTGCCAAATCTAGGTAGTGAATCTCCAGAAGGTCAAAAAGCATTAAACGCTATTCGTGCGTTGAGTGGTTTGATTGGCCCTCGCAAACAGAAAACAAATGAACTCCAGCAATCTGAGATTATCCAGATGCTACAGAACTTGCCGCAAGCCGGTGGCGCAACACCTGAAGGCCGTGCAATGTCGCAAGCTCCTATGGTCCCGAACCTCCCGCCAATGCCCGGAGCAGAACCTTCTCCGATGAGTATGCCCGGTGCTGGTGGTGGCGGTGCTTCACCCCAACCCACTCCAATGTAAGGAATTATTATGGACCTGTTTAAACCAAGAGGTGCCAATAGCCCTCGCCGCCCTACCGACAACAACCAGCAAAACGGTGTTGTAACGAACCCTCCCCGCTTTGAGCAGTTTGGCGGTCTTAATGCTGCTAACAAAATTGGTAGCAAAAATAAGATGGGTGTTCAAAAACCCGGTGACGGTAAAAAAGTAATCTAACGTAGTTAGGGGATAAAAATGAGTCTTGAAGATATGTCTTTTGAGCAGCGCGACCAATTAGCGTTGTTAATGCGTGAACTTTCCGATAATCCGGCAACCAGAAAAGATGTTCTGCGTTTGACTAAGCAATTAAAGCCAGACCTCGTCATTCCTGAACTGGATATTGAAAATAACACTAAATCGTATGTTGATAAGCTAGAACAGCGGCTTATGGAACGTGATGCAAAAGACAGAGAGCAAGATGCTGTGCGAGACCTTGAATCACGCCGTAACAAGCTGATGAAAAAAGGTTTTGTTCAGAATGAAGACGATATTCACGAAGTGGAGAAAATTATGCTGGAAAAAGGCATAACCAACCACGAATCGGCTGCGGAATACTGGCAGTGGATGAAACAATCCGCTACACCAACGCCAACAGGTTACAACCCGTCAGCCGTCAGTAAGTTCGACCTAGGTAAATACTACAAGAACCCTGTCGGTGCAGCTAGAGACGAAGCATCAAAAGCACTCCAAGAGTTGCGTCAAAATAAGCGACCCATTGGATTTTAATTTAGTAGGGGATAAAGTTTTTTAGGAGATAACCATGCCTATTGGTGGCGGTATCATTCCAGCAACAGGTAGTACGCAATATACCGAGTTGACTTACGTCACGCGGCGTGCGTTCATTCCGAAGCTGGTAGTTCAATTATATAACTCGACTCCGCTCATGGCGGCTCTGATTGCTAACTCGCAACAGGCTTCCGGTGGTGTTTCTTCCGTAACCGTTCCCGTTCAAGGAGCACAGTTTGTGAACGCACAATGGTCTGATTACTCTGGTTCGTTTAACCAGCCATCAGTCCAGCAAGGTGCTTTCAATGCTGAATTCGACCTGAAGCTGATGATTGCTCCAGTACCGTTTCTCGGTATGGAAGGTGCAGTTCAGCAAGACGCTGCAATCATTCCATTGATTGAAGCTCGTATGAACGACGCGACTAACGTGATGATGGATGCAATGGCAACCGCCTTGTATACCAACAGCACAAACACGCAACAGTTTACTGGCTTGCCAGCCGCTGTTTCAGCTTCAGGCACCTACGGCAATATCAGCCGTTCAGCCTATAGCTGGTGGCAGTCAAAGGCGTACACAGCCGGTAACGTGAACCCAACTCGTCAAAACATCCTGCAATACATTTCTGGTACTGTTAAAAACGGTGCTGAAGTGCCTTCATTTGGTGTTTGCGGTTTTGGTACATGGACTCTGTTGGCGCAAGACTTTGTCGGTCAAGAGCAATACGTTATCACTCCGGGTTCCGGCTTTGATAGCGATTCCAACGGCCCACAAGCAGCTTTCCGTGCTTTGATGGTCGCTGGTGTACCTATTTATCCTGACCCCTACTGTCCAGAAGGTACGGTTTACTTCCTGAACACTAACTACCTGTCGCTTTATATCCATGAGCAAGGTTCGTTCGTGTTTACTGGTTTTGAATCGACTCTACCTAACTGGCAGATTGGTTACGTTGGTGCTGTATTGATGATTGCTGAGTTGGTTTCAACTAAGCCTAAGTCGATGTCAGTGGTGTCGGGTTACAACTCTCTCAGCATATAAGGAGCTAACCATGTCACTAAGTACCAATAAAATCATTCTTGCTGGCGCACAGACTAACACCGCTGGTGCCTATTTTTTAACCACTACTCTTGCTGCTGTTAATACAGGCAACGGTACGGTTATTCCGGCTGGTGTTTATATTCTGATTCCTCAAGTGAATGTTAGTATTATTGCTTCTACAAGCAATACGTCTAACTCAACTGTGCTTCCTGCAAACACTGGTGGTGTCATTATTTCTGATGGCGTCAACGTATTTGCTAAAACAAGCAACGCTGGTGGCGACACTGTAACTCTGTTAGCTACTAACGGTGGTCAGAACGTCAGCAGCACTTACGCATCGTAAGGGGGAGTTATGGCTAACGCTGATTCAGTCGGTCAACTATACCTTGACTCATTTGGTGAAGGGCGTATTGCCACTATTACAGCAACTAAGTTAAATACGACGGGCAATGCTGTTGTTGCCCTTCCTTTTCTTAGCGGTGGTTTGACAAAAGGAAATTCGACAACTACGTCCGGCGACGTAATCATCCGTAGAATTACGGTATGTAACCCGTCCGGTAGCGTAGCATCTGCAAATATTTCTATTTCGTCTACCTCCGATGGCGCAAATCTTGTTACCGCAAACACAGTGCTATCCAGCGTTACTGGTGTAGTCACTTTCCAAGATATTGCGATAACTGGTGGTAATGTCCTTGTTTCTGGTTTTAACAGCCAAGCCTTGTTCGTCAACGTAAACACTGCCACTGGCAATGACAATACCGTTGATATTCGGGTGTATGGCGATGTTGTGAGCTTCTAACTATGCAAACCGTCTATGTGACAAACAAATGGGAAAAACCCATAACCTTCAGCTACAACTACATCTCCTATACGTTTCCAGTAGGCGAAAGTGTAGAGGTGCCGCTGGAGGCTGTTTGTCACATATTCGGGCATGGTGACACTGATAAAGAACCGTATATGGCGCGGTTGGCGATGATTCAGACGAAGGCAGATATTCCTGCCGGATTAAAAATCCTTGAAAAGATTCTGATTACGGACCAGCCGCCTAAGAAAGTCCACTCGTTATCCCCGGTGGTTGAAAGAGTACCCCTTCCTCCTAAAGAGGTTGGGGGAAAAGTCAACGTAGCAGCTTAATATGGACCGTAAATGTCGCAGACCCTGCAAAGCTACATTACTGCTGTTAGATACCTGTTGCACGATGCAAACGCAAATTTTTACACCAATAGTCAGCTAACTGATTACATCAATGGTGCTAGAGCGCGTGTTGTTCGTGATACAGGGTGTCTCCGCACGGTCCAAACAAGTCAAACGCCTTGTACCCCGGTGGCTGGTGGAAGAAACCCTGTTATTTGGTCATCCGGCTTAGTTGTAAGTGCGGGTGATTACGTATTTTCCAATATCTTTATTTATGCGGTAACTGTTGGCGGTGTTTTGGGAGATGCTCCCGATTATCCTTCTTCAACTAACATTTACCCGCCAAGCACACCGTTTACTAGCGGCACAGCTACGATTCAGTACGCTGGCCCTTCAGAATTAATAAATTATTCTTGTTTGCCGTCTGGAACTTTGACTCTGGACGTCATCAACATTAACCTCTATTGGGGAAATTCCAGAATACCGTTGCGGTATATGCCTTGGACAGACTTTAACGCACAGTTGCGTTACTGGCAGAACCGCATCGGAACGCCGGTTGCTTTTAGTATTTACGGGCAATCTCAAATCTATATTGGACCCGTTCCTGACATAGCTTACACAATTGACTTAGATACGGTTCTCCTGCCAACAGATTTAGTAAATCTGTCTGATGCGGATAATATTAACGAACCGTTTTCTAGCACAGTTAAGTTTTATGCTGCTTATCTCGCTAAATACTATGAACAGTCGTTTGGTGAGGCTGAGATTTATTTAGGGCAGTACAAACAGCAAATTCAAGCGGTTCAGGCGTCCATCTACACTCGGAGACTGCCTGACCCTTATTCCAGAGCGTACTAGGTCATGGCTGCCGCAGAACAAAAGAAATCGTATGAAGTCGTTAAGAACTTTCGTGGCGTCAACACGAAAGCTAACCGCACGGCTATTGGTGACGATGAGTTCTTCTGGCTTGAAAACGCAATGCCGGTGGGATACGCCAACTTAAAGATTACGCCTACTTTTGATGCTGTTGGCAGCATTACGTTTTCTAATACGGTTGTTAATTTCTTCTCAGCAAACATTGGTTTAGATGATTATTTAATAGCGTTTGAGGATAACGGTAGTTGTGAGTACGTCAATCTGACAACCAATACCAAAGGTACGTTAGCCTCTGCTGGCACGTTTTCTACTAGCGGCATAAATGTAAGCCAATGGAAAAACGAACGATTACTGATTAGTGACCCGACTAAAGGTTACTTTACGTGGGATGGAACAAACTTAATTTCTATTGGTTCAGTAGGTTCTATTGGACTTGTTAGCAGAGGTTCAGGTTATACATCTGCTCCTGCGGTCATTATTTCAGCACCGAATCAGACGAACGGAATACAAGCTACA